TTTAACGTCCCCAGACCGCTAACGACGCATGTGCCATACGCCGTGTTACAACCAACCTTTCGTTAACAACAGTCTGTTGTTTGTTCAGATAATGATGCTACTAAAAGTAGCAAAAATCAACAACAAAAAGTAGAAGTGTGTATTTAATTTTTAGTTTTCTATATAACGTTATGAATTAAAAGGTTTTTCACAGATGGGGGGATGTGGTGTAGTTACGTATAGAAAATATCGAGTGTCTTTTGTTTTGGTTTAATTATTAGGTTAATTAGATAGTAATAATTTTGGGGAAAATAGTGGGAACTATGGATACAACGGGTCAGGAACAGTGTTATTAAGCAGGCTACGAGTATAAAACCCGACCTGTTGGTCGGGCGAGAATTATGTTCGTTCTAAATCATGGTTATTGTATTACAGACACTTGACTACTGTTGAAACATCAGATTCTAGTGCTTCAATTTGTGCTCTATTAGCTTGGGTCGCCATACCATAGATAGTGTAACTCTTATGCTGCAGCCTACTTAAAGGGCATCCCTCATGGTTTATTATTGCTGCAAGAGTATTACCATCTTTGACATTTTGAACTCTCTCGAAAGTAGCCACATTTGTGAACAGATGAGGATGTGTATTTAACAGGTCATCCGTGATTCTTTTGATCTCTTCTGCATGTGATTTGAATGCTTTTGCTGCATCACTTTCATTAGTTCTTGAGCGGTTTTGTACGAAAAGGTGTAGTTCAGGTAGTTCGATAAGGTTTTGCTTTGCTTCTTTGTTGAAATCTAAGAACATTTCATCTTGTTCTGACTTGTCAATAGACACTCCATAAATAAGTTTAACAAGGTTTTTTATTCCGCGAATTGATGCAGCATCGGCAGTGCAAGGGATAATTATTCTATTTGCCGCGACTACTCCCAATTCTGTGTAGCTGGCAAAACTTGGATTACAATCAATAAAAAATGTTTTTGCTCTGTCAGAAATGTTTTTATCGGCTTCAAAAGATGCTATTAGATCTACCAGCAAAGATCGGCTTTTCTTCCATGCTTCTTTTACTGGGGATGAGCCAATGTGAGATATTAAGCGTGAACAGATATCAAGATCGACATCACCAGGAAGAATATATAAGTTCTCTGGCATTTTTGCATTAACATCATGGGCTCGTACAAAGTAAGAAGATTCATTTCCTAAACGAGACAAAGGAGATTTGCTAAAACGCTCCTTGATATAACCTGCGATTGTAACATTTCTGTCTCGCAATTTATTTAGATTTTCTTCCCCGGTACCATTGCCACCAAGAATAATTTCTGAAACGTTTGATTGAGGGCATGAGTCAATAACCACAACATCTTGATCCGGATGAGATATAGCAAACTCAACGGCAAGATTATATGTAAGAAAAGTTTTTCCTACACCACCTTTGTTGTTCCATACTAAATATTTTGTATTGGTGGAAATCATATCTGCTACCCCATCTGTCGCTTCAGTACGTTCATTAATCATTATCGTATCCTGTTGTATAGAATTGTCTATTATTTATGTTTTATTTTGGTTTTTTTTGTGTTAGTAACGCACCCAAAGATAACATATGGTCTTTATCTTTTCTTACTTAGGGTAACAGCTCAGTGTTAATCCATTTTTATGGACCAATGTGCCAAATAAAATTTGTATAAAGATTTTCTATCCTTATCTTTTATCATCTGTGCTCGTTTGCTTTAACGATTGCTAGATGCCTAATTAAAGTCGATTATATTTAATCGACTCATGAATCAGTGCCTTACCCATAACATAAAGCTGATCTTGCGACTTCTCATCAATGTACCATTTCTCATAGGCGGGGTTATCCGAAAGAACAGCTAGTTTGTTGCCTTGCATTTGTAGACGTTTAACATGGAAAGTCTTACCGTAAACGAAAGAGTAAACTCCATCAGTCTGGAAGTGGCGAACGGAAATGTCGACAAACAATCGATCCCCGGAAACAAGAGTTGGGGACATACTATCTCCATTTACCGTCATAACTTTTATATCATTCTGAGAACGGTTTCCGAAAAGAGAACGGGCATGTTCAGTTGTGAACTCAATGGCGTAGAGCACATCAACATAGTCTGAAAGCATATAGGTCCCAGGTCCTGCGCTAACGCTAAGATCCAAAACTTCTATCCTGTATACATCGGGCTTTGTTGGATTGGGGATGCTTGCCATTTCCTTACATTCCTCTCTATCTCCAACACCATATTCTAGATATGAAGCTGATACTCCAAGAGCCAACGCAAGTTTACTCATGACAGAGACACGTGGCTTCGCTGCGCCGATTGTGTATCGACGAGCCATTTCATATGTAACGCCCACAAGACTTTTGAGTTGAGTGACAGAGATTCCTTTGATTGTCATCAATTCGTTTAGTCTCTTGGCGAAATCTGGATACTTCTGTTCTTCTACCATAGGTAGAAGATTACTCACATCGCACGCGCTAGTCATTTCTATTTTAAGTAGTTGCAATTTGCTATTTTAAGTAGCATCATCCCTCTGAATTTCAGAGGAGAAAGGTATGTCATCTCAAAACTACACAGAGAAAGCAGTAAAGGCTGCGGGAAAATCTTTATCTGAAGTAGCCCGTCGCTTTGGTTTTAAGTCCACTCAATCCGTCGCCAATTGGGTAATTAACAATCAAGTCCCGTCAGAACGGGTTTTACAACTTTGTGAGTTGGGAAACTGGTCCGTGACCCCTCATGAACTGCGTCCTGATATTTACCCCAATCCAAATGATGGATTACCTGAGTGCTATTAAAAAGTTAGCGGTTCAACTGCGTAAACGTAACCACAGAAACGAGGAATTAACCGTGGGTAAAGAACCTGAATGGAAAGTTGATAAGCAACCAGCATGGCTGGTGGCAGCAATACGAAGAACGATTGCTGATTTACCTCATGGCTATGAGGAAGCAGCGGAAATTCTTGGTTTGTATAAATCTGATGATATCACCCCAGCGAAAGATCAATTGCATAACAGACTGCGTAGCGGTGGGGATCAAATTTTTCCACTTGAGTGGGCCATGGTTTTACAGGATGCCAGTGGTACCAGGCATGTAACGGATGCGATAGCGCGTCGTAGTAATGGGGTGTTTGTGCCGCTGGTGGACATTGATGACATTGACAATGGTGACATTAATCAGCGGCTGATGGAGTCAATAGAATGGATTGGCAAGCATTCCCAGTACTTACGCAAGGCAACTGCTGATGGAGTTATTGACCAGGCTGAGCGTGAGCAAATCGAAGAGAACAGCTACCAAGTAATGGCGAAGTGGCAGGAGCATTTAACACTGTTATTTCGTGTTTTTTGTGCGCCGGAAAAGAGTAACGCCCGCGAGTGTGCAGCTCCGGGCGTCGTGGCGTCGATTGCTTCTGGTTGTGGAGAAACTAACGCATGAACAGTTTAACGGCAAATAACCGTTTGTCGCAACAGCTGGTGGTCAGCGTCGCTGAACACCTGTTGTTACGGCATGAATGCAGATTACCAAATCACCTGGCTGTAAGTAACCACAGAGAACTTTACCTGACTGTGGGGGGCGAGTTGTGCAGGAACTTAACCGCTGGTTTCGTGACGGAAGAGGGCTTTATGTCCATGTTATTCGTTGGGAGCCAGAAACACAGCGCGTTATCTATCTTCGCAAAGACTACCCGCATGAGTGCTTTAGTCCTTTGTGGAAATTCAGGCGTGATTTTGTTGAGTGTGAAGGACCACCAGCATATTGATTCTGCAATTCCGGGACGTTACACTGTTCCGGCACCTTATAAAGCGGGTGCCGGGCGTGGAAACCCGAAATTCAATATAGAGCACAACCGCGCTCATGCGGTTTTTTCGTGTCATGAGCATCGTTACGCCCAAATTATGGTGGGGCGTGCAGGGCCAACTTCGGTTGGGCCGGGTTCTATGTTGACCGGTATTTCCACCCCTGTACGTCTCACCACCTATATGGTCGTGGAAAGCCTTGGTGGTGAGTTCATTGAATTCAACATAGGGGCTGTCACCATGACTACTCTCCCAACCCAATCTCACCCTGAAATCACGATTATCAATGGTCGCGTTGTCACCACATCTCTTGCAGTAGCTAATTACTTTACTAAACGGCATGAGCGGGTTTTAGATAGAATTAGAAACCTCGAATGTTCCGCTGAATTTACTGAACACAATTTTGTGTTAAGTGAATACACCGACGCATCAGGCCGCAAACTCCCTTGTTACCAAATCACCCGCGACGGTTTTGCGTTTCTTGCTATGGGTTTCACGGGTAAACGTGCTGCCCGGTTCAAAGAGGCATACATCAATGCCTTTAACCAGATGGAAAAACTGCTTTCAAAGCCATCCACGCTGAGCGATGCCGCAGATAACGCCAGCGTGCTTTACTCCCACCTGTCGGTAATCCACAAGGTCTGGCTGCAGCAGCTTTATCCCATGTTGGCAAAAGCCGAATCCCCGCTGGCTGTAAGTCTGTATGACCGCATCAACGACGCGGCGCTACTGGCCAGTCTCATAAATTTGTCGCTGAACCCTTCAGAGGTAAGGGGGCGCAAATGATCCGGAATATTTTCAAACGGTTTACCAATCAGACTTTCCGTTGTCCTCGTCCTGGTCAGTGGTACACCACGCCTGCAGGGCATGTTCTACGTGTTAGCCTGGTTGACCGTGAATGTCAGAAGGTGATTTGTGAACCGCTGGGCCGTAATTACCGCGTCAGTATGCCGCTTATAGCCTTTTGCTCCGGAAAAATGTTTAAGCGTCTGGGAGGTGTGGCGTGAACTGTTTTCAGTTTGTGTGCGGATGTGCTTTCGATAACCCGATTCAGCGCCTGATTATGTTGCGTGTTTTGATGTCGGGTTCTTCAGACGGTGAAGGCGAGAGAGTTATTGATCATCAGGTGCTTGCTGATTTCTGCTGTTGTTCTAAGCAAGCGATATTCAGGGAAACCCTGGCACTGGAAAGAGCTGGTTATCTTCATATCCGAAAAATTGCAACGCTTACTATTGATGCAAAAGCCAGACTACAACCTGCGCGTGGCTACACAATTCTCATGCTGCGGAAGGAGGTTGTATGAGCCGTTACGCCCCCACACCGGAAGTTATGGCTATTGGTCAAATTAATATTTCCGGCAATGTTACACCTGCGACCTGGTGGAAATATATTCGACTACCCAGTGGGCGTCCGGATGCGACGGCTATCGCTCTGCTTTCAGAGATCGTTTACTGGTACCGCCCGACAGAGGTCAGGGATGAGCACACCGGAGCGTTGCTGGGATATCGCAAGCGTTTTCAGGGCGACAAACTGCAAAGAAGCTACCAGGCGTTTGCTGAGCAGTTTGGTTTCGGGAAAAGGGAAACCGCAGATGCGCTGAAGCGTCTGCGCGATGCAGGGTTTATTACTCTGGATTTACGCACGGTGGAAATGCTCGATGGGGTGAAATGCAGCAATATTTTGTTTGTCGGGATCAACCCACAGGCAATTGCGGCCATCACCACACCTTCTTCTGTTTCGCCAGAAAGTAACAGCAATAATGCAATCAGCGATACAGCTATTACGTTAAAACGGAACACCCCCCGACGTCATAACGGAACAGGGGATACGCCGAATGTTGATACAAATACAGAGATTACTACAGAGATTACAACGGAGACTAAAAACACTATTGATGCATCCGCTGACGCGTCTGCGCCAGCGCGTTCTGCCCGACAGGAATATTCACCGGAATTTGAACAGGCCTGGCAGGAATATCCCAAACGTGCTGGTGGCAATTCAAAATCAGCAGCCTTCAAAGCCTGGAAAGCCCGTTTGAACGAGGGGGTAAACCCCGAAACCATGCTGGAAGGTGTGAAACGCTACGCGGGCTGGGTATCTGCGATGGGCAATAGCGGCACACAATTTGTGAAACAGGCTGTCACGTTCTTTGGTCCGGATCGTCATTTCGAAGAATCCTGGGAAGTTCCTGCGGTATCTGCAGCCAGACGCGAGGACCCGTACTTCAAAGCCAGTTACGACAACGTGGACTACAGCCAGATCCCGACAGGATTCAGGGGGTGATCATGAGTCTGATGAACGATGTACAGAAATTCATTGAAGCCCATCCGGGGTGTACTTCAGGTGACATTGCGGATGCTTTTGCTGGTTACTCACGACAGTGCGTTCTGCAGTCAGCAAGCAAGTTACGTCAGAGTGGCCGTGTGGCTCACTGTTGTGAAGGGAAAACACGCAGACATTTCCCACACCAGGCTGAGATATCGCAGGAGGAGAAACTGCAACCTGTTCTTGAAACCATACCTGTGCGCAATTTCTATGTCGGCACTAACGATCCCCGGGTGATTTTGTGCCTGACCCGCCAGGCGGAAGAACTGGAGTCCAGGGGCTTATACCGTCGTGCTGCAACCGTGTGGATGGCGGCATTCCGTGAAAGCCACTCCCAGCCAG